AGTCCAGACGCCAGCCACATCTTTGTAAGGTTCGTATACCCTGCCCTCTACCCCATCCTTACCGCCGAGGAATACCGTAGCGATAGCCATAGCTCCGCCGCCCGCGACAGCAATAAGCTTATTGCGCAGGCTGTTTGACATAGTCATGGGTTAATCCTCGTTGATGTCTGGCGCAGTGGGCCAGCGCTGAAGGGCTTTGATTTGCGCCAGGGTAGCCTTGCGTTTGTAATACCAGTTGATGCCGAGCGTGAACAGCGCGACCAGAATACCAGCCAGCACGCCTACAGCACTCCATTCATCGGGACTCAGCCGGGTCAGCAGACCATTGGCGATTGTCCCGGCAGATGCGCCGTATGCCGCGCCTGAAGCCAGTTTGCTCATATCGATACTCATATCACCTCCGTGATTACGGGCGGTGCTGTAGGTAGTCAGAAGAAAAGATCGCCCGTTGCCACACAGGAAAAGGTGAGAGTCGATGTTGATTGGCAGGGGCGAAAACAGAAAAGGCCCGCCGTAGCGAGCCTTAATAATCATTTGATATTTCTGCTTAAACGCTTAGAAACTGCTTGCGCCTAGCTGTAGGTTAACCTACAATGTATTTCATCAGCAGGACGCTGAAACGGGAAGGCCTCTACCGAAGCAGAGGCCAACATGAGGTAAGGGTTATGATGAAGTTAATCATCATCCTGATTGTTCTCTTAGTGATTAGCTTGCCAGCATACTAAGTCAGTCAGGAGGAGGGGAGAAATCCCCTCCAACCCCACCCCAGATTTTAGAGTGATGACGTTATGAAATCAACTAACGACGATCGGCAAAAACGTAGTGATGAGAAGCGTGGCGTTAAGGTGAAAGGCATCAAGCTTCACACCGACACAATCGCGCTACTGGAATCTCTTGCAGAGCAGACGGGACAGCCACAATCAGCGGTAGTCACGAAGGCTTTAGCGATGTTCGCCGAAAGTCTGAAGCCTTAAGTGCCACTTTGCTGCTGTTAGGAACACCTATCCCATGGAAGGGATAATTTATTGCTCATCCCCTGCAGCGGATAATAAAAAAGCCCCGCCGACTGGTGAGGTCGCGAGGCTCTTTGGCATCCACACTTATGCAACTGACCGGTAAAGCTGCGATCTGTTCGCTTCACTTCCCGATCATGCCGTTAATGTGCCAGGTCGCATGCCCTTTGTCTTTGGCAATTCGTGCTATTTTGTATAATCACGCAGCGACTTTAGGAATCTCCTTCTCCATTTCTCGCTTAATTGCGTAAAACATTTCTCCTTCGATGATATCCATCGCCCATTCCATTCTGTTGCGGGCCTCTTTCGGTGAGATGCTGCAGTAATAAATCAGGGATGAGCCGATATTTTGCACGCTCTTGCGCTTGCAGTATCGTAATCTGGCTACGTTCCGAAGCGGGTTATCCCTTCCGAATGTCTTTACCATGACTGATTCAACAAAGGCGGCATCATCTGATTCTTTGGCGAGAGCGATGATGTTTGCCGTTGATGACTGAGGGATAAGCAGATCACGCGCCTTGCGGAATAACTCTTCACCACGCAGCCCTTCACAATGCAGCTGTGACACGATTTTCTCTATCTGCTTACCCTTCTGCTCACTCCATTCGCATCGCATCATCAGGCGCCCGATAACGTTAACCTCTGCACGGTCGTAGTCTTCGCCACCGAGGTGATCACCCCATACGCCCAGCAGATGCCTGACCCAAGCCTGCTGCGATTTGTTGATGGTCTTCCAGCCATTGCCGAATAACCGGCGCATATCCGCTGCTGTTCTTACGCCTGACAGCCTGACGATTTGCTGATAGTCACGCTCAATGCGCATGCTTAACCCCCATCATCTTCGCCGTGTTACGGATAATCCGGTAGTTGATCTCGTACATGCCGCGCATCTTCAGAATGCGAAGGCGGAGCCACTTCTCTCTGAGGTATTCGGTCATGATGGCCTCCGGTTTTCAGCCACAACGGCCTTATAAGCGCGCAGGGTGTGGTTACGAGAACCAAGAAGAGTTAGCTGGAAGGTGAGTCCATAAGAGGATATTGAGCTAACCGGCGCCGCCTGCCTGCCGGCCTCGAAGAGCTTCTTGGCCTTGCTCAACTGCCAGAATGGACCGGTAATCCAGATACGCGCATAGGCAAAGTCGTCGAAATATTGAATTTTCATGCTGCCTCCCTCTGCTTAACCAATTCGCGCAGCAAAGCCCTGTAACGCGCTCTGATGGCGTCCAGTTCTTCTCTGGTGTATCGGTGAGGTTCGTTGTTTGATTCGAGCGCCAGAACGCGCTGAAGGCCGATTTTGGTGATGAGGTTGATGCGGTAAGAACCAATCGCGCCTGAGTGATGCACGTTGCATGCTGCACACTGGCTGTGAACATTGTCCTCGTTGAAACGTAACTGCGAAGCCGCTGCTGTTGTCCTGTAATGCCCTGCGTGATAGCTCACTGCTGTTTTGCTGCCACAACTGATGCAGATATTCCCGTCCCGCGCTCTGATGTAGTCGTTGAATGCCCGCTGGGTCATGTTCATCCAGTGGCTTAACGGCTTAACATCGGCTTTGCGCTTGTTCCATGCGGCGCGCTGCTCTTTCTCCAGGCGCTTTTGCTTGCGCTCGGATATCTGGTTAGCGAGTTGAATGGCACATTTGGGAGAGCAGACGGTCTGGAGGCTATTACGGGGGATAAACTTTTCAGGACAGCATTTGCATTTCTTCGGCTTCGGCTTGGTGCCTTTAGCCATGACGCCCCCTTTCGAACTGGTGAAGCCATGCGCGAAGATTATTCAAAACTATCTCGCTCTTTATCCCGGAATATTTCTTCTTGGCGTGGATGCAGCGTGCGTAAGTGACGATACCGAAAATCCAGAAAATCAGCGGCCACGATATTGCCACGCCAATAGCCAGCAAACTGATTGGTAGCTTATACCAGGCCTCTCTCAATTCGAGGTCGGGGATTTCAAGCAGAACATCTTTTATCCCACTACAGATATTCATTCTCACCATCGCCTGTGAAAGGCAGTCGATAAAATTGAATCTATAGCCCGCTGCTACGGCCCATGTAGGTCGATCGCAAAAGTGTTTAAAGGTCAGCATCATTTACCTCTCCGCACATCCGAAAGTGTGGATCCTGCATCAGGTTTATTTCGCAGCTTGTGCAGCAATAAACAACCGACTCTTGCAGCGCCGCAGAACAGAAAGCGCACACAGAAGCACACTGCTCTCCATCGCCAGTATGCAGATTTGATTGGCTGATGCATTTCGGCCTGCTCGAACCGGTAATCTGTTTCACAGTTTTCACATGATGCTCCATACCAGTACTTGTCTTCTGAGGTGAGTGTTATGTGACAGCGGCAGCAGTGTGAGCGTCGTGATTCATTCCTTTTGCTCATGCTGCCTCCATAGGAAATAAATCGAGCTGAGCACTATCTACTACGAATGCTTCACAGCTTTCCGAGCAGGATCCCGCCTCATAAGCCTTGTTACCTCTGATAGTTGCAGCAATTTCGTCTCGGGAATAATGTGCGTACATTTGCTCAATTGCTTCCAGGGAGAGGCTGTCTCGATACATGATTTTGTTTTCTTGCTGCCTACGACCCACCACCCTTACATCTTCAGACAAGATTACTTTCTTGAATTGTTCGGCCATTTCAGGTTCATCACGCAAAGCCAGAGCGACCTTGTTAACTCCTTTTTTTATGCAAAAAACACAATTCCCCAGATGCTCCTCAAGATTTAAATCAAAAGACTGATTCTTCCAGAACGTAAGTACATCCTGTTTTTCATAGTCGGTTATTTCTGCCATAAAACGCTGCCGGCTTTTTTTTACCTTTACAACACGGTCGGCAATGCGAGACGCAGTGGCGGTGTCCAGCAAATATCGGTTCTCCAATAATGTGTTCATCTCGGGAGCTTCCATTTCTCTCAATTCGATATAAAGCCCTCTCATCTGCATATTCTCGAAACCAAGGCGGCGGAGGAGAGGGAATATTTTGCTACCCCAGATACGAGTTTGTTCGTCTATGCGCATACCAAGCCAGGACTCACATTCTGCAAAATGATCTTTGCAGTAGCGCTCGCACACTTCGATTTTCATTGTTCGCGTACAGAACGCGCCGCCAAAATAAGGTGTGCCATATTTTTTGGTGATGTCTATCCACGGCTTAAGATTTGGTCCAATTTCATCCAGAGTAATGACCTCATAGTCATTACCTTTTCCCAGCTCTGGGTTAACCTGCACTCTCAGGCATGTCAGATCGATGCCCCAGTTATCTACGACATCACGGATGAATTGATATGTGTTTGGATGTTCTGCGCCGGTATCCATAAACAGATAATGAACCTCTTCACCGGCAAGGCGTTTTTTCTCCATCATCCAGACAAGATATGCGGATGTTCTGCCACCAGAAAAACTCACGACGTTTATCATTCTTTTATCCCGTTTTTCCGAATCTTCCAGCCCACTCAGCCGCACGCGCTGACTCGTCGCTAAACCTGACGTTCTGCTCGGCACCGAATGCATGGATTAAGGTGATTAGGTCTCGCATCTCACTGACGCGCATTTTGCTTGTTGACTGGCCGAGCACCACAAAGCCCCCGTTGATACCCGGTACCGTCTCCTGTCCTTTCAGGCTGGCGCTGAAGATGTGTTTCCAGCTCTCTGCGTCGAGTTTCTTCCCGTACCAGACCACCTGGCTTGATACGTCATGCAGGCAGGCCCAAAGCATACGGTTTTGCGCAAGGCTTCTGGTGTCTTCCTGGATGGTTACCTGCAGAGGTTTTTCGGGATTGGTGGGGAGTTGCTGAATGGCGCTGATGCAGTTCTGTCGGATGTTGCTGTCACGCAACAGGTAGCGTTGTGTCTCCATCGAATTTGTCTCGCTTTAATGCGTCGCCCAGCACCTTGCGCATCACCGCCTGGTAGCAGGTGAAGTCATGAAACTTGCGGCCGTGGTTAATGATTTCCTGCAAGAGTGATTCGAACTCATCATCTGGCAGGATATAAGTGGATTTCTTAAGAGGGATTACGTTGCTCACTTGCGACTCCTTGCGCCCTGCTGCTCAAACTCAGCATCGACTATCAGGTCATGCGCTTCACGCGCCAGCATGTCGATGGCGTTCAGGTGCGCCCGAAACTGCTCAGGCTTCAGGTCGCGCTTCTTAGCCAGGTCGATGATTGCCAGCTGAATATTTCGGGCCTGACGCATCAGCGGTAGTGTGATTACCAGTTGAGTTACCTGTGTCATGCTGCTCTCCCGGTTGATGTCCACTTTCCGGATGCAAACATAAGCGCGTAGCGAACGTGAGCCTGAGCACTACGCATATGCAGGTCTTCCAGCTTACTGAGGTCGATGAATACCGGTCCTCTGTACTGCGGTCGGTCTGCGCAGAGATATGCTGCAATCACTTCTGAATCTTCGTAGGTTAAATTCATACGTCAGCCCCTTTGTTGTAGCGGCGTGATTGTTGCTGGGTTTGCTCAGGGCGGGCGCGGCAGAGTTTTGCTGCGGCTTCCTGATCCGTTGGCTGGAAGTGTCCGTTGTTGAAAGCCTGATAAACGGTTCCGAGCTGTCCAAAGCGGTTCTTGGTGACGATTATTTCTGCATAGTTCGCAGCTGGTGATTCCTCGTCATAGACGGCTTCGCGGTAGAGCATGATGATGCTGTCGGCGTCCTGCTCAATGCTGCCGGAGTCGCGCAGGTCGGCGTTGGTCGGGCGGCGCTGACCTTTCGGGCGCTTCTCAACATCTCGGGATAGCTGGCTGAGTGACATGACCGGCGTCTTCAGGTCTTTTGCAATGCGCTTCAGGCTGCCGGAGATGTGTGCAATAGCGAGGTCGTTACGGTCAGCCTTTGGCTTATCAATCAGTCCGAGGTAATCCACCAGGATGAGTGACAAGGCCGGGTTATTGCGCTTGTGCCGTTCTGAAATGGCGCGGATTTGCTCGACGTTCATCTTGCTGGCATCGACAATCCACACATCCAGATCTAACAGGCGCCCAAGTCCGTTTGTTACCTTTGCCCAGCCTTCATCGTTCATCTTCGCAGGGTTGCGCAGTGCTGAAACTGGCAGGTTTCCCGCACCGGCTATCTGCCGCTCAACGACCTGATTGGCGTCCATCTCCATGCTGAAAATCAGCACGCCGCGTTTCTGATTGCTGCCTGGTAACTTCTGCCGGCCGACACCTTCAGCAACGGTAAGCGCAAATTCCGTTTTACCCATGCCAGGGCGCGCAGCAACGATGACCAGGTCGACGGAGTTGATGCCACCGGTGATATGGTCAAGCTCAGGAATGCCGGTCTTCAGTGTGTCGGACTCTTCACCCTGACGAACGCGCTTCTCAAGCAGCTCCTGATAACCGTCCAGAACGTCACGGATATGCATCGGCCTGATTTCATCACCAGGGCGGTCGATATCGGTGAGTGATGCCATGAACTGGCTGATAGCGTTGAGAGCAATCTCGTGGTTACCTGCTGAAGTGATTTCACGTTTGCCAGCGTCCATGAGCTCAGTGAATCGGCGCACCTTGTGATAGTCGGCCACCACGCGGGCATAGCCTTTCAGGTTTGCTGCTGACGGGCATTTGCGCATGGTCTCCATGACGTGACCGAAATACTCGTCACCCATAGCTTCGGCAACCATCATCCCGTCAATCAGGCTGCGTTGTTTCGCCTGACGCTTAATCTCACCAAATGCGCGGCGGTACAGGTCTACGCTAAATGCGCTTTCGTCCAGTGTTGAGATGACGTCGCTGGCATCCGGCGTATATCCGCCAATCAGCAGCCCGCCAATCACGCTGGCTTCGATATCGGTATTAATCATGCTGGCTCCTTGTGGTCTGCAAACTTGCCTTCCCTGACGCCGGTGAGCGTCGTTTCACGCAGGAGATAATCCAGATCTGCTGACCAGCCAGATTCATTTGCTCCGAAGTAAAACGGCTTGGCCTGGCAGACGAATGCGCGAACGTAAGACCGGAACCCGGCAACGTTTGGGGTTTTGAGCTGAGGGATAAGTTTTTTCAGGCGGCGCTGACGCTGAGTATTGGCAGATACAGCGTGTGGAAGTTTTTCACCAACCTCCTCGTTGTAGGCAACCAGGTAAGATTCGTAATCAATGCGCTCTGCCCGACGCTTTTCAGGTTTAACCTGATCACCTTCCAAGCCCCCTTTGGGGGTATGGGGGGTTTTATCTTTTAGTTCTTGTTCTAGTAACTTCTTGTTCTGTTCATCGGATGGTTTATCGGATGGTTCATCGGGTACAGCATTCAAAGCCGCACCAGTGCTGGGTTTGTTGTTATCGGATGGTCTTTCGCGAGGTTCATCGGCTGAAATGACCTGATATTCGGCATAATTCGTGATGGTGATCACCGTCCCGAAGCGTGTTCCCTTAGTGGTGATCATCCCTTCTCTGGCGAAGAAATTAATCATTCTGGTCACCGCCTGCGGACTCTTTTCCGTGCCATCCTGATCACGTAATTTACGGCCCATAATCGCCGCTGTGGTCACCAGTTCGCCGGGTTGAAGATTCCATTCCTTGCCAGCAAACTCTACTGTGCGTGGCCTGTAGGAAGCCTCACCGATAAGCCGAATCCACATTGCCAGCTTGGCTGTATCTTTGGCCCAATCCTTGGACAGAAGACTCCGGAACAGTGCAAAATGCCCCTGCTTTTGGTTTTCCATCCTTGCGCTCCTGTGTTTGCGAGCTGCGTTGAAATCAAAAAGTTCAGCAGTTGACATAACTGCCCCCTTTACTGTTTACATATCCAGTTAGTCCTGGCATAATTTCCTCCAGTTATTTGTGTTCGCAAATTGCTATCAAGCGTCGAAACTGTTCCCGCAGTTCGGCGCTTTTTCTTTTGTCAGTAGCTGCTCTATGCGCAACAACCTCTGCGCCATTTCTGATTCAGGTGACACCACATCCAGATAAGCCAGTGCCAGACTCATCATCTGGAAGAAGCTGTGACGCTGCTTTCCTGATGGACGCTTCATGCGGCTTACAGCTGCGTCGTCCAGGTCGAGTACCTTCGCCAGTGTTCCCTGTCCACGTTCAGCCAGTTTGTTCAGTAACTGGCTTTCAATCTCTCTCGCTTTTTTGCGATAGCTTGCAATTTCCATGATGTAAAATTCCTTTGTTGGTTAAGTAATTGCGTGACACTGCGGTGAGCATCGTCACTTGAGTTTTCCCTGGTATTCCGAGGGAGGTCAGATTGATAAAGAGCGGTGTTGCTTAAGCTGCTGTCTTTCTTGGCGGGAACAGACCATCAAGAGTGGTCTTGCTACCTAACTTATTTAACGCCTTCACCAGGCGACGGCATGACTCTAAATCTGGTGCTCGAATTCCCGTCTCGTAGTTAGCTAGTCGGGACTGATTCCAGCCACAAACGCTGGCAAGCACTGATTGAGTGATGCCAAGCTTTTTCCGTTCGTTGGCAATGTTGTTCATGGTTTGTCCTTAATGGGTCACTCTGCACCTATTAAACACAATTCGTGATTCATTTTCAACACAAATCGTGAAAAGCCTTTTAACACGGAATGTGATAGAAATATGCGCATGAAAAGAGATGAAGATATTGCCGCGCGAATTAAGCGCTTACGTGAAGCTAAGGGCCTCTCTCAGAAGGGTCTGGCGGAGCTATGCGGATGGGCTTCACAGTCTCGGATAGGCAACTATGAAGCTCGGGTGAGAAGTGTTAGCGTTGATGATGCGGAGGTGATCGCAAAAGCTTTGGGTGTAACTCCGGCTGAGCTGCTGTTCGGAGATTATTATGAAGGACCATATCAGCCAGGGGAGAAATATCCATTGATAAGCTGGGTAAGCGCAGGAGCATGGAAAGAGGCGTTAGAGCCTTACAATTTGCAGCAGGTTTCTGAGTGGTACGAATCAGAGGCACGCGTAGAGGGTGATGGATTCTGGCTTCGCGTCCATGGCGATTCCATGACTGCTGCGGCTGGAATGAGTATCCCGGAAGGTACGCTCGTTCTTTTTGATACCGGCCGAGAGCCTAAGAATGGCAGCCTAGTTATTGCAAAGCTTGTTGATGCCAATGAGGCAACTTTTAAAAAGCTGATCATTGATGGCGGGCAGAAATACCTTAAGGGTCTCAACCCGGCCTACCCACTTATCCCCATCGATGGCAACTGCCGGATCATCGGTGTGGCAGTGCAGACCATGATGAATCTCGTCTAGTTATACCCCCACGAAAACCCCATAAACCCGCTTCGGCGGGTTTTTTATTGCCCTCAAAAAATATATTCCCTTCAAATTCAATAACAACACGATATGTGTTCAATATTAATCACAATTCGTGTTGATTGCATAAACACAATCTGTGATTATAAATCCCATCAGCAGGACGCACTACTCACCAGGACGGTGATGCTCTTTAACAATATGACCCTGTGAATACACAGGCCGAGGCGAGTGCTTCGGGGTGAAGCGGCGTGGAAAATCGAAGACACGCAACGTGGCGCACGAACACAAGCAATTCGTGACTGGGCAGGCAGGTGGCCCAAGGTAATGGTGACGCCCATGCCTGAACACATCGTCGGGGTAGCGTCCGGCCTTCACCACCCAAGCACTCATTGAGGAATACCCATGAACAGAAATCAGCGTCGTATGGCGGCTTTTAACGCCCGTAAAGCATCAGAGGCTATCGAGCAGACACGTTTCGAGCGCCGCATCGTCAGCACCTTATCCAGCTGCAACCAGAGAGTAGAGAAAGCAGTTATCTCCCCTTCTCTGCGTGACAGGCATGAGAGCACATCGGTATGTCTGCCGGAAATTGCATTATTCAATGCGGGTTACCGCAAATCAGAAACCATTACAGCGAGGTAGTTATGGAAAATAGTGACATTGAGCTGAGAAAGATTGTTCAGGAACTAGCTGAGAGCGAAGGCATCAGTTTTTCGGATGCCTTGGATGCTTCAATAAAGGCGCTGAGATACGAAATTCAGCGCAGAGAATCATTTAAAGCCGAAGCTGCTTGCGGTAGCTGCAGAATCATTTCCTAGCAAGATACCATGAGATATCGGAAACCTCAGTGGCAAGCACGTAATAGCTCGACGTCACGCTACTTGCCACCCCTCTAACTTCCTCCCTGACATTATATGCAGTTGATGATTTCACAGTTGTATATTCAGCTGTTGGCAGATGAAACCGGGTACCGTTACCATCCTGGATTTCACGGGAATAGCCTTTAGCTTCCATCTTTTTGTGAAGATTTTCATAATCTTCCGAATCTGCACCGCGCAGCTCTACGCGAACAATATATCTTGCCATAGGAAATTTCTCATATTGACTGTGGAGCTTAAAACATATCAGTTTCCTTTGACTGTGGAAAGCAGGGAAACCACCTCGCCTGAAGTGGTTAAAAGCAGGCAGTAGTTCATCGTGGGGTCGCTGAGGCGGCCTTTTTCATATCTGGAGGCTCCATGATAAGCACTGGTAATTACATATTCGGGTGGCTGGTTATTGGTGTGTTGATGGGGCTGGGGTTTATAGCAGGAGTTTGAGATGGAAAAAGATACAGGTGGTACAGCTTTCCCATGGGTGGAGAGTTACGTGAATGTCGACAAAGGCGAGCGGTACGAGAATTACGGCGATGCAGGCATGACGCTACGCGATTACTTCGCAGCTAAGGCGATGCAAGGAGAGCTGGCTAGCGGTCGTGCATCAAATAACCTGGATAGAATCGCATCACGTTCATATGAGATTGCCGACGCAATGCTACGCGCACAAGCCCAATAAAAAACCGAGAGGAGAAACCAATGACTAAAGAAAATAAATCATCATTTGAAGAGGCAGCAAAACCGTTAATTAAGTGGCTTGCCGAAAACGTGAATCCGCACCATCAGGCGGTAGTAACAAGCACTGACGCTGAGCTGCTTTCAACGGAGTGCTTCGTCAAAAACGAGTCATTCCTGAAAGACTGAGTGACACCGTAAAGCTGTCTGCTTAGACGGCTTTGAGGTGCTACGCACCAACGCTGTGAAGTTTCAAATGATAGAGACAGAACAGGATGCGATTTGGCCGCTTAATGCGGCCTTCTTTTTGCCCAGAATTCAGGAGATGGAAATGACTGAGACTACCGATTTAGCAGTGCTGGAGATTAAACCTGAACAGGCTCCGGCACTGTATGTACCCAATGGCCTCGACGCTTACCTT